GTGGTATAATAATCTCAACAAATCCTCCCGGCCTCTCGGAGAAGCACAACAGGGTGGATATTTGCCAGCTAGCCCAGTGCTTTATCTGGGAATGAAAAAAGCGGTTGCCGGATAGGCGCCGACCAGTCTCCCGCCCGCCTACTTACAGTGCGTACCATGCGGGAGACGATTTTATATGAATTATGGCAAATAAAATATATCACTTTTTGTCCCGCGTTTTTGTTCGCTCTGATTATTTTTGGGGCGACATCAAGCGTTCTAAAAGCCGTCCTTCCGTTTTGGCATAGTGCATTTATAGGCGTGGTTTTATCTGTATACGCGTCTTTGCATTATACGCCATACGATTTATGATTTGAAAGGCTGCGGCCTTGTAGAGAGCGGTATTGCCTGTGGGCGGTTCATCTCTTGATTTTTCAGAAAGGAACGAAATAATGCGACTTGTTGCAATGGCATTTGGACTGTTCGGAATTATTCTACAGGCCATCAATATTGGATTTGTTCTCTCTCCAAAAGTTGAACACGCACAAAAGGCTTGCATTCGTAATGCGGGCATTCTTTTGTTCTTAGGGTATTTGATACTTCGATAAGCACTCTTTAAGCGCTCATGCGGATTTTTCCGTGTGGGCGCTTTTCTTTTTTGCTCACAGTAAGCAATCTCTAATCAAGTTTAAGCAAGATTTTTTGTCTTTCGTTTGACGTTCGTTGTCCTTCGTTTTTTGCTGATGCAGTACACTGGATGCAATAGGAGGGATGCTTTATGAGTTATTATCCGACACCCGGAGCGCCTTACGTTCCGCAGCAGCCTGTCAATCCTTACGGCGGCATGGGAACAGTTGGGCTTGCCACTCCCCTACCGAACGCGCAGATGCAACAGGCGCAGCCGCAGCGTCCGCAGCCGATGAATGGGCAACAGCCTGTTCAGCAGTCGGCACAAGATGGTGGCTGGTTGCTTGGTAGACCTGTTTCCAGCAGGGAGGAGTTTTTGGCAATACCGTCTGACCTGTACGGCAGACCAACCTACTGCCCGGACTTGCGCAGCGGCGTGATCTACTGCAAACGGCTCAACCCGGACACCTGTGAATCCTATGTGCAGGAGTTCTACAGCCCGGAAGCGTGGCGGCAGATGCAGGCACAACAGGCACAGCAGACCGCTGCACCGACACAGCAGTATGTGCCTGTTGAAGAGTATAACGCTCTAGTCCACCGTCTGGATGAGCTGGAAAAGTGGCAGAAGAGCTTTTCTAAGCCCACTGCCGCAGCGAAGAAAGGAGAATAAGCAATGTCCTCTCCGTTTGATATGATTACTCACAGCCCTATCATGCAGCTGGCAAATCTGGCTCGCGCCGGGCAGAACCCGATGGGGCTTATCCAGCAGTTGAGTGGGCAGAATGCTCCTATCATGCAGGGCTTGAACCTGATTCAGGGCAAGAACGAAGCACAGCTTCGAACGATGGCGCAGAACCTCGCCAAAGAGCGTGGCATCGACCTGAACCAGCTGGCAAGCGCCCTGAATCTGACGCTACCCCGATAACGCATCCCTCTAAGCGAAACGCTTCTCAGTTTTGCGGACTTGACAAAAACCGCTTTTATCTGGCTTCGCCCATCGCATACGGCGGTGGGATAGCATAACGCAAAACTGAAAGGAGTTTTGTTATGGACGATTTTGCAACTGGCTATCTGGCTGGGCAGGACGGCGGCAATAACAACGGCGGATTCTTCGGCAACGAAGGTTTGTGGGCTGTCATCATCCTCGCTATCATCTTCGGCTGGGGCACTAACGGTTATGGCCGGAACGGTGGTGACAATGGCATGAACGCCTACATCCCCTATCTGGTCGGCACTGGCGCAACAGGTCAGGGCGGCGCGGACACCCGTGCGGCTCTGTCTGAGGGCTTCTACCAGCAGGATACCTCCCGCTCTCTGGCAGGCATCCAGAGCGGTATCTGCTCTCTGGGTTATGACCAGCTGGCGCAGATCAACGGCATCAACGCCAACATCGCAAGCGGCTTTGCTGGCGTGAACAGCGCCATCTGTCAGCTTGGCTACCAGAACGCACAGCTCGTGAACGGTCTGGAGCGCAGCGTGTCCAATGGCGACAACGCTATCAGCCTTGCCATCATGCAGGAGGGCAACGCACGGCAGGCGGGCCAGACCGCTCTTGCCACGCAGCTTGCATCTTGCTGCTGCGAGAACAAGCAGCTGATCGGCGACCTGAAGTACACCATCGCAACGGAGGACTGCGCTACCCGTCAGGCTATCGCAGACAACGCCCGCGCTATTGTGGACAACTGCAACGCCAACTTCCGCAGCATGATGGACTACTTCACGCAGGATAAGATTGCCACTCTGACCGCTGAGAACCAGAACCTGAAGTTCGCCGCTTCTCAGGATCGGCAGAATGCGCTTCTGACCACCGTGATGTCCCAGCAGACTGATACCATTCTGAACCGGGTCAATCCTCGTCCGATTCCCGCTTATCAGGTGGCGAACCCCAACATGGGCGTGAACTGCTGCGGCTGCTGCTAACCAACACACTCCCCGATAACACCGGGTGAACCATCGGGGCAGGGGTAAGACACCTCTGCCCCTGATTTTTTAGGAGGAAAACATTATGGCTTGCAAAACAAGCTGCAAACTTTGCAAAAACTTAGTAATTTCAACGGCTGTCAACTTTGACAGCGAAAATAACCAGCTGATTATCGCTATCCCCGCTGGTGCGTATCTTGACGGCTCTAAAGTGTGCATCGTGGTTTCACAGTCTATCCCTGAAAGCACTACTATCAACGCAGCAGTCGTTATCACGGTCGGTGACGGGGCAACTCGTTACCCTCTGACCGACTGCAACTGCGCTCAGGCAACCGCTGAGAGCATCCACACTCGCACCCGCTACGCTACCCGCGTTGCAACGTCTGCGACCGGCACCGGCACGTTCAAGTATCTTGGCTGCTTCTGCCGTTCCCACGCTGGCGCGCCCGCGTCTATTTCTTGAGGAGGTGTAGATTATGGGCAAGAACAATTTTCGCCGCATGATGATGCTCCGTGACCACGACAAAGACCGTGAGCCGGAACGTGACCGCCTTGAGGAAGAGCGTGACCGCAGGGAACGCGAACTGGAACGCCGTCTGCGTAAGCTGGAAGGCGGCAACGACCGCTATCCCTATTATCCGCAGGAGGAGAACCGCTACATCGACCCCTACCCTATCCCCCGCTACCCTGACGTAGAATATGGGCGCAAGATGCCGCAAATCGGCTTCTCGCAGCATGGCGACTGGGACAAGCGGTCTGGACAGTATGAACGTGGCGGTGCAGACAGCCGCTCTATCAGGATGCCACGCCAGCACCTTACCCACGATGAAGCAGAGGAATGGTGCGACAGCATGGTGAACGCTGACGGCACGAAGGGCTGTCACTGGACGTTGGAACAGACACAGGACGTTGCCAAACAGCGCAATATCACCTGCGACCCAAACGATTTCTGGGCTGTCATGAACATGATGTACTCGGATTATTGTCAGGTCGCAAAGCGCCAGTCCGTTGACACTCCGGGCTTCTACGCTGACATGGCAAAGGCGTTCCTTGAGGACACAGATGCCGCAGATGGCAAGGCGTATCTCTACTGGGATTGCATTGCTGATAAGTAAAGCACCCCCCCTACACGGTTATAATTCCGTGCAGGGGGGTTCTCATTTATAAAGCAAAGTTTCTTTCCACGAAAAGTTTTTGCATCTTTGATAATATTGTTTCGGCTGGCTGTTCAGTTTACATCTTGCTTCGTTCCACAATAGCCCTGTCCAATATTCGCAATGTTCGCATTTGATGTTTGATTTCTTTTCTTTATCAATCGGTTTCTTGTTCATGTCGTTTCCTTTCTCCCCTGTGCGGTCATTACAACTACACAGGGGTTCTTCTGTTTTAATTTTTATAGGCTACGCAAAAATTCATACAATTCAACTTTACCATATAGCCAGACAGCATCACCAGACTTTAAATATACTGAATATATCTCATTCGGATGCTCAAAAATAGACCCGATTTTCTTTGCTACTTTCCGATCAATAAGTACGCTATTCATAATTACATTACCTTAAATCTCAGCTTCTATCGGCATTTGTCATTGTGGCTTTACACCAGCGACATTCTTTTTCTTCTTTTGTGGACGAAATATATCCGCAGAGACTGCATTTTACTCCTACTTCCACACCATGAATGTTCTTTGCGGCAATATATTCTGCCGTCTTTCCTTTATTTGCGTTCGGTTTGCACATTTTCTTTTCCATAACAATCCTCTTAAATCTTAACTTTTATCGTCAATCCTCCAAGAAGTCCTCTTGATTCAGAACTTGATTTACAATTCGTTCTGTACATTCTTTGATAACCGTAGATGCGGGGACGTGATCTTCATAAGCTATGTTTTCATATTGTGCTCCTGCATATTCAAAGAACCTTTTAGAAAGTATTTCTGCATCCGCACGACACAACGGCTTTAATTCGTATTGCAACGGAAATCTTCTTATAAGTGCAGGGTCAAGCCTATCATATCGGTTTGTCGTTCCGATAATAATCACGTTGCTCGGCAATCTATCCATTTCCTGCATAATCGCAATAACCACACGGTTCATTTCCCCGACGTCATCTTTTTGCCCACGAGCCATTCCGACCGCATCTATTTCATCAAAACAAAGAACGCAAGGAGCTGTTCTCACATAATCAAAAATTCTTGCAAGGTTAGATTGTGTTTGCCCTAAGTGCGAATCAACTAGACTTGAAAATTGAATCCTCAAAAACGGAAGTTTTACTTTATGCGCGATATACCTAGCCAGCATGGTTTTTCCGCATCCGCTTTGCCCATAAAGCATCAATGCTGGCAAATAAGGAATGCCCATCTCGTTCAATTTTTCAGATGCTCGATAAATAGCAACGATTTTCTGCGTTATACTTTTTTCTTCGTTTCTAAGAAGAAATCTTGCTTCTTGAAATTCTTCTGTATCCTCTGCAATCAAAAGATGCTGTAAGTTATATGGCAATTCAATAAATTCTCTTTTACTTTCCAACTTGCGAAACATATTTTCTTTGAACTGCTCATCTTTTTTGGATGATATAGAATTCAAAATGATTTTAACGGCTTTTTGCGCGTTTCGCATATCGCCATCGCAAACAAATCGAATAAGGCTCCGTTCACTATCGTTCATCCAATAAATCCTCCAACTCAGTTCTTTTCATCCAATACGAACTTTGCAAATTCTTCAATTTCTTCCAAATTAACAATTATTTCATACCATCCTGCTGAATGCCCTCTATTGTAAGCGTACTCCCAAATTTTTTCCGCTTTCTTTTCTGAAATCCCAAAACCGACTTCTTCTTGAATTGTCTTATAAATCTCTGCGTAGATTTCATCCCTACGCTTCATTTTCTCTTGATTCAGCCGCTTAACTTCATTGTCGTAATCATCGTTATTCTTTTGCGCTTGCTCTTTGTTCCACTTTACCGACTTGTCTTCGTCAAACACAAAATTTGATGGAACCCGCTTGAAGCCATAAGGCTTGCATCCCATATTTGCCATTGCTTCATATTTCTGCCCAATGTCAATCCATACGTCATTCATCTAAGAAATCCTCCAATTCAATCTTTCCTTCTGCCGCCGCAACCGCAAGAGCGTACACGAACTGCCCAATCGTCATTCCGTGCCGCCTTGCTTCACGGTTGATGTACTTTCGTTCTTCCTCGCTCATAAGGATGGTAATGCGCTTTGAACGCTTTCCATCGCCACTTGCAACGCCTTGATGCGATTCCGGCATCGGGATTTTTTTCTTTGTCAAGCCAGCTTCAGCTAGTGCGCCGGGAACATCGCCTTGTTCGATAAGACGTTGAACTTCCTTCGCCTGTTTCAGCTTCTTTGGCTTACTTTCGCTTACTACGGCGTTGTTCGGCTGTGTTTCGCTGTCTTTGGCTTGCTTCGGCTTAATATTGCTTAACCATGCTTCATTAGGCTGTGCATGGCTGTCTGTGGCTTCACTGGGCTTAATCTGTGCTTGTTCGGCTTCGTTCGGCTTTGTTTGGCTTACTTCTTCTTCCTTTGGCTCACTTCGGCTTAATGCCTGCTCCGAAAAAATAGGCTGGAAATCAAACCCGCCAAGCAAGCCGGAGGATTTTTTGCTGGTTGACTTCATTCTGCTTCCTCCATCCGTGCTCCACAGTTCGGGCAGTAGTTCCAACGTGTATGATGATTTCTTGTGTGGCATCTGCTACACTCGAACCTTGTAAACGTATCGTCCTGTACAATCCATTCAGCCATCGGATGAAGATTCTTAATGGCAACAGAAGGAATGCTTTTTAAGATGTCAATGGCATTACAACAAGCACCGCATCGAACCCCATTGTAGTTTTGGCAATCTTTACAATATGATTTCTTGAACTTTTCCATAAGAACTCGCCGCTCTATGTACTCAACCATTTTTATCACCCTCCACAATCATCTGCGCTAACGCCTTGAAATCCTCTGCGCTGGTGCTCTTTGCCGTGTCACCGCTAAACAGGCTATGCCGCTCTGCCTGTGCCTTACGAACGCCCATAGACGGTCTAATCTTCACGTCTAGCAGGGTTGTCCCCATGCTCTGTGCAATCACAGGAAGCTGCTCCACGACCTCTTTGGACAGATTCTCACGGCTCTTGTACTGATTCAAGAGCAGTCCTTCAATCTTCAAAGTCGGATTGAAGTATCTGCGAACATCGCCGATGGTCTGTGAAAGCTGGCTCAAACCAGCCAGTGCGTAACGGTCTGCTGTGATGGGCACGATAATGCTGTTGGCGGCGATCAGGGCGTTCACAAGCGCAAGACCAAGCTGCGGGGGAGTGTCCAGCACAATGTAATCGTACCGCCCAGACACGCTTTCAAGTGCTTCTCGCAGCCGGAAGTTCTTGCCCATGTCTCGCACAAGCTGCTCGTCAATATCCTTCAATGCGCTGTCGGACGGAAGAATGTCACCAGCTTCACAATGCTGGATTCCTTCTTCGACCGTACCTTGCCGGGTCATCACATCAAACAGGGTGCATACATCCTCTGTCTGTGCGCCGTAAGTGTCCGTTGCGTTGCACTGGGCATCGCAGTCCACCAGCAGGACTTTCTTGCTGAGCGACTGTAACGCACCAGCCAGACAGGTGCTTGTTGTGGTCTTTCCTGTGCCGCCCTTCTGGTTGGCGACCGCTATAATTTTTGCCATTTTATCACTCTTTCTTTATTCTTCGGGTTCATCAGGAAGTGGCATCCAATGGGTTACATCTCTTAGAACTTCGTTGTCCTTCCATACATCAACAGAATCCCTTTCCCACCACAAAGAACCATATCTTCCTCTTGCCAAATGCCCAACGTCAATATGCTTTTCCGTGAAAACAATTACATTTTCCCTGTAATTTGGCAACTCATCTTTCACACTAATCCATCCCATTCTTTCTCCTTTCTGCATCATCTGCTCATTCTGGCTACTCTTGCAAGGCTTCAATGGAATAGAACGCTGGCATATACCTATCTACGATACCTGCCTTATCCACGCTTCTAATCAGATACCCAACAGGCCTGTCTGGGAACGGAGACCTATCCAAAGACAAAATGTCCTTATACGCAGCCTTCACCGTGTCGTAGACCGCTTCTCTGCGTCTCGGCAGCTTGATTTCTGGATGCTCTTTCTTCATCCACTTCTCAACCACCTTCGCCACGTCAATGCAGTCCTGCTTTTCCAGTTCGTCACACACAGACCAGTCGAAATCCTCATATCCGCTTTTGCGGGGCTTCCTCACGGCTTTTTGAGGTTCGGCCAGCACTTCACTTGCCTTCGCTTCAATCAGCTTCTCAAACGCTTTAATTTTGGGCTTAAACTTGACTGCCACAGCCTTTCGTGCCACAAGGACTGGTTCGTAGGTCACAACAATGTCAGACACGGCATTGATCTCATCTACCGCAACGTCAAGCACTCGTTTGCGAAGGTTCTTATAAACATCGTAGCTGGCTTCCATCGCGCCGAGCTGCTCTCTCAACTTCTTCAGACTGATTTCATGCGGCTTGTTGTCCATATTCAACCAGTCTCGAAGAATTGAATAGAGCAAAATGCTGTACTGTGACTTCATTCGTGAAGTGTAACGCAGTCGATACCGAACATATCCGCTTTCAGCAATATCAAAAAAGATGGAGCGAAGGTCTGGGTTGCAGGTGATTGCCACGACGTAAGACCTTGTTTCTGGTACATAGTCCAGTTTTGCCCTTGTAAACAAGACAAAGCTTTCAAATGTTCCTTTCTCCTTGTCAATTGGAATCGACACCGTATTGCCAAGAAAGTGCTTGATCTGCGGCTCAATCCTTCGAGCGTCAAGGCTTTTCAGCCCAAGCAGTTCTCTGTATTCAGCAAGAGTAAACTCTACACGGCTGCTACTTGGGTCTCTTGGGTTAATTCTTGATAGGTAAACCTCTAGCAGACGAAGTTCTCCTGCTGTGTAGTCCCTGAACTTTGCCCACACAAGGGACTTGCTCTTTTCGACAAGGTTGTTGTCTGATATTTTCGGCATCTGCTCACTTCCTTTAATGGTCTGAAAACAGTATATCACAAGTTGGGGGACGTGTCAATGATTTTTGTCCCCCATGGCTTGTCTTTTTGTCCCCCATGTCCTCGTCATTTTGTCCCCCGTGACTTGTCAAAACGTCCCCCATGCTTTGTCATTTCGTCCCCCGTATACATATTATATATTAAACAAGAAATAAACAAGAGGTTAAATATCATCGTTAAATAGTCGATGACGATAATTTTCAACAATTTCTTTATTTTTCCATTCCAGTTTGTGGATAACTCAAGCCGTCACTTGCTGAATAAGACTGTACCGGTGGTGAAGCGACCTTCCATTAGCCATGCCAAACGTGGACGGATTGTGGATAGGTGTACAAAAAGTGGATGGAAAGGTATACCTAATCTGCACGATGGGGGACGGATTGACGAGTTACTCAATCGCAAACAACAAATTAACGTAAATCCGTTATTTATTCCGCGCAAACATTGTCGATTTGCAACCTATGGGGGACGGAATGACAAGATAAAGGTATACCTAATCTGCATGAAACGTGTACAAAAAGTGGATGAACGTGTACAAGATGTTCATCATAAACAACGATAATTCGACAATCAACCAGTTATATTATTTGGATTCACGGTATAGAAATCGTTGGACTTCATAGCAGCTTCTGTTCCGGCGTCCTGTGCCTGATAGAGAATCTCCATCTTTGGGGCGGTTCCGTTCGGGTCTGGGTCTGTTCCGGTAGCCTGCGCTATTTCATAGCTACCAGACACCATCCGGCAGACAGCGACCCTGTCCTTCAACGGCGTGTGGAGGTTTGCCAGAATCTCCGTCAGAACACCGATATGGTCTGAGCCGTGATCTCCGTACCGGATGTATAGCAAGGCATCTATCTCATAGGAGGAACACTCCATCATGGCATCTATGAGAATTCGCCGTTTCTCCAAATCGGAAAGGTCATCTTCAAGGTGTTCCAGCAGCCCTGGGTGAATGCAAGCGTCCATGTATCGAGCCACCGATACGCCGCAGCAGGTGAACCAGCGCATAGCCATCGGCAGGGAGATTGCTGCCAGACCTTGCTCCCAATTCGCTACCGTACCACGATTCACGCCCATTTTTGCCGCCAATTTCTGCTGGCTCAAGCCGGAACGCATTCGAGCTATCTCTAATGCTTTGGCTGTTCTTACTAAATATTCATCCATAAATTCTCACCCTTTCAACAAAATCCGGCAAACCTGCCGGGTTCGACAAGCCAAAAAATGGAAAAAGCTGCTATGGAGAACCAACAGCAGCCTATGTTATAACTGTATTGTCAAAAAATTCCAAAGAGGAGTGGAACAAAAATGAAAGAAACTGTAATCTGGAACCATGAACGTATGCCGATCATCGACGGAATGCCTGCAAGCGTTCCCGATGGGCAGCCGCACACACCTGAACCGTGGGAGGAAAGCTAATGAACCAAACTGTAGATGCTCTGATTATTCCATACGCTCGCAGACGGACGCTAGAGCTTGTCTTGAGCCTTTCTGGATACGAAGCTGATAAAGATGCTTACCTCGAAGCAAAAGGCATCCTGGAACGCGCTGTAGCCGCCTTGGACGATGGGCGCGACCCGGCAGACAGCATCGAACGCATTGATGGACAGCTCGTAGAGCTGTGATTGGAGGAAAGATGGATAGGCGCTGTCCCTTTTGACTTGAACACTCGCGGCTTCCCCGACGCAAAGTAATGGATGTGAAGAAAATGTTCGATTTTTACGAAGTTGTTCAAAATGCATTGACTTGACAACTAGAAGATGTATAATCATATCAAATGAACATCTGCACTTACCGATCAGGAGGATACGCCACAATGAGTGAACAGGAAAGAGCCAAGATTGACCGATTTATTGCATGGTTGCTGGAACATCCTGAAAAAATTCCGGCAGCGGAGCAAGCCCTAGACTTGGAATAACAGAAAACCCCTTGCGCAGAGCTACACCAGCCCGGCACAAGGGGTTCTTTTATTTTACCGGGCATGAACGTTACATCTTCTCGATCAGGTTCATCAGAGCTTCACGCTGCTCCTTCGGCATAGATTCAAGTTTTTTTCTAATCCGCTCCACTGCTGCATCGACTTCTCTTTGCGGCTGCTGGGGCGGGTTTTCTTTTTGGTTGCCAGTAAGAAGGTAGTCAACTGATACGTTGAAATAAGTTGCAATCTTAGAAAGAACCTCTGCGGACAGGCTCTTGGTTCTTCCAGCTTTCAATTCGGAAAGAAAACTGCGGCGAATCCCAATGTTGCTACAAAGGGTTCCGTCTTTAATGCCCTCTTTTTCACAGAGTGTATGGATGTTGCTGTACAAGTCCGACATAAGAACACTCCCATATTTGTGCAAGTATACAAATGCACAGAATTTTGTACAAAAGAGTTGACTTGTACAGAAGTCTGTACTATAATACAGACATGGGCAGTACAGAACACTGTACGGTATAAACTCTTTACACCCTTATATTAGTACAGTTTTCCGTACTTGTCAATAGATTTTAGCAAATGGAGGTGGAATTTTGAAAGAAAACTTCCGTTCTGGCTTTGAGCTGGAAGTGAAGATGAAGCTGTTGCAGCGAGGTATGAAGCAAACGGAGCTGATTCAGGCGGTTCAAAGCGATACTGGATTGTTCCTTGACGATTCGTACCTCTACAAGATTCTTCGTGGCGAGCGAAAGCCGGAGAAGATTATCCAGAGCATCTGCAAGATTCTTGAAATCGAGCAGAAGGAGGACTGAACATGAGGCGGTTTATCACTTTAAAGGTTGAAGTTGACCTTGAGCACCCGGAAGAAGCGCACCACGCCATTGACGATGCGATCAAGGCCTACGAGGAAAGCAAAAAGCGTTGGGATGCCTTTGAAATCAACGAAGCCAAAAGCAGAGCACGAGACATTTTGTACAACCTGTGCAATGAAGGCTACAGTATGATATGGACGGTCACGGATGGCGCTGTCGGCCTGACGATCTGGAAAAGTTTTAAGGAGCCTTGCGTTGGCCAGTGCTATATGCCAAAAGAAAGCCTGTTTGACATCTGGGTCGAAAAGCTAGTTGCGCTGTGCATTGCCACAGGAAAGGAAGTCCCGAAGTTCATCATAGATAAGGCTGGTGAGTGCTGGTGATGAAATTTCGTAAAGCGCAAAGCCGTAAGCGCAGGCTAAAGCTTGCAATGGCTGCTGGCGTATCCAGAAACGATGCTAACAAGGTGCTATGGATGGAGAAATCCATCAACCAGTGCTTTGAACGGCACAATCGGGAAGCCAAAAAAAGCGGGTAAACCGAATGAAGATGGAGATTAAATATTGCGAGCGCTGCGGAGTTTTTTTGGGTAGGGTAAACCCACGCAAAAAATATTGCACACAATGTAAAAGGGATGCCTCGTGCGAACAAAAGCGCGCGAGACGTAAAGCATTGAGTTCAGGACGTGGGTTCACTCCAGTAAAAGCCGTGTGCCAATGGTGCGGAGAGCCAATGATTAAAACGTCTGCGGCTCAAAAGTATCATAAAGAATGCGCAAAAGAAGCTTCTTTTACAAGCATTGCAGAACATCAAAAAATACGAAAAGAACGAAATCTGAATAAGAAAGCATTGGAAGAAAAAAAGATTCCATCCATAGGACAAGTTCAAGCACTTGCTGATAAAATGGGCAAGCATTACGGTGAGGTGTCACAGATGCTTGCAACAGGGGAGCTGACTTATGAATGGTAAATACTACGGCCAGCGGGAAATCCGCTGGCACAGCCGTGAAAAGGAACGGCTGAAACGCATTCGAAGAAAGGATAAAGATGAAAGTATTTGTAGAAATCGCCCTGATCTGGGGCATTGTCTTAGCGTTTATTCTCGCAGTGTTTCTGCTGAACTTCTGGCTGGTGCATCACATCGAGCTTTTGGTCGGAGCTAAGGCGACATGGTACATCATAGGTGCTGGCGCTTTGATGACAACTGGTTGGATTTTCAGCCGCAGAGAACCAAAGAACACAGAGGAAAAGGCATGACACTGGAAGCCGCCCTTGAAGAACGTGATATGAAGGCGTCGGAGCTTATCCGTAAAAGCGGCGTGTCGGCCCCAACGATATACAACATAACAAGTCCGAATAAAGCGCCGTACAAAACGGGCGTTAAGGCTGATACGCTTGCAAAAATAGCCAAAGTGCTAAATGCAATAATCGTGATCGATGCAAGCAAACCATTTTTATTCGATATCATTCTGAAAGAAGGGAAAAAATGAAAACCGTAAAAGGAAACGTGCTTACCATACTTGGTATTGTCGCCGCAATCGTAGCCGTTAGCTGTGGCGATACAATAAATGGCTGCGAGACTACAGTACAGATGCTTGGATGGGCATTTGTTTCACTGATGTTACTAGCTACCGCTCTGGTTTTGTGCGCGCTTGGAGTGAGCGCGGAAAAAGAGCATGAAGATAACGAACGGATGGGGAAGCTGAACCACATTCCCGCTCATACTAACAAGTGGAGGAATGTACGGTGAAATGCCCAGTGTGCGGTAGCGACAACATTACAACGATTGACAGCCGGTCAGACCATGACAGTATTGTTCGCCGCAAGAAGTGCATTGCCTGTAACCACCGGTGGTCTACCATCGAGATTGACAAAGACCAGTGGTACAGTGCGTTACAAATCAAAGAGGAACGCAAGAGAGGGAGACCAAAAGATGATTAACCTTGACAGATTCGGTGGCGTGACCGAGCCGGAGGATGGCGTGTATTTCCTAACCCGTGAGCAGGAAGCAGAAGCCAAAGAAGCTGACCGTCTGGCTGAAATCGAGGACTTGCAGTCTGAAATCGACGACAGGGAAGCGGAGTTGAAAGACCTCCGTGCACAGTTGGTAGAACTGATGGCTGGTTGATTTCTGTACAGCCGTGTTAAGCCAAAGTGAGAACAATGAAGCCTAATGAAGCCGAAGAAAGGGAAGAAAAATGGCAGTATTAGTAATGGTCTACGGTCACTCCGGCAGCGGTAAATCCGCTTCGCTTCGGAACTTTGACCCGGAACAGGTTGCGGTTATCAACGTGCTTGGCAAGCCGCTGCCGTTCCGTAGCAACATGAAAACCTATATCACTAACGACTACGGCAAGATTGATGCCGCAATCCACAGTACCAAGCGTAAGTCCATCGTCATTGACGATGCTACCTATCTTATGACCGGCGAGTTCATGCGGAACGCAAAGGTCGCCGGGTACCAGAAGTTTACCGACATGGCAGCTAACTTCAACGCTTTGCTAATGCGGGCGAAGGAACTGCCGGACGATGTGGTGGTTTACTTCTTTGGTCACAGCGAACGCGACGGAGACGGCGGCGAGAAGTTCAAGACCATCGGCAAGCTGCTGGACGAGAAGGTCTGCGTGGAAGGGTACTTCACCATCGTTCTGAAAACCGTTGTGCAGGATGGGCGATACCTGTTCAGCACTCGCAACGATGGGATGGACACCGTAAAAACCCCTCTTGGAATGTTCAACGATGCGCTGATCGAGAACGACCTCGCTGCCGTAGATAAGACCATCCGTGAGTATTACAACATTCCGGTTCAGCCGGAAAACAAAGGAGAGTAACAGATGAAGAACATCAACTGGAATGACGTGCAGGAAGCCACAGAGCGCCGTGACCTGCCTGTTGGCGGCTATGTTGCCGGTATCTGCAAGGCAACGGACGAACCCGCAAAGGAGCGTCTGAACATCGAGTGGGAAGTCGCAGAGGGCGAGTTCAAGGGCTACTGGCGTGAGCAGACCGCTTCCCTTATCGAGCGTGGCAAGCTGAATCCGGGCGAATGGGCATGGGGCGGCAAGACCATCAAAAGCTACAAGGAAAAGGCGCTACCGTTCTTCAAGGGCTTTATCACCGCTGTGGAGCAGTCCAATCCCGGTTACAAGTTCAACAACGATGAAAAGACCCTGCGCGGTAAGCTGGTCGGCGTGGTTCTCCGTGAGGAGGAGTACATGGGCAACGATGGTAACGTCAAGACGAAGCTTGTCGTTGACCGCTTTACCAGCGTGGACAAGATTCGTTCCGGTGACTATGAGGTCAGACCGAAGAAAACACTGGCTGGCGGGTCTGGCTCTGCGCCTGATACTGGCGACTTTGCCGTAATTGAGGGCAACGCAGATGACCTTCCATTTTGACCTGTAAGGCATCGACCGCCTACCTTATATAAGAGCTGCGCTATCTGGCTGGACGGGCGTTTGGAAAGATGAAAGTTTTAGTTGCCTGTGAAGAATCGCAGGAAGTCTGCAAAGCATTCCGGGCGAAAGGTCACGAAGCCTATTCCTGCGACCTGATTGAGCCGTCCGGCGGGCATCCAGAATGGCATATTCTTGGTGACTGCCTAAAGGCTATTGAGGGGGGGGCAGGTCGTGACCATGGACGGAATCGCGCATGATATGCCCCGCTGGGATATGATTATCGCATTTGTCCCCTGCACAAAGACGAGCAACGCAGGAGCAAGACACCTGTACAAGGGAGGAAAGCTCAATCTTTCCCGGTATTATGAGGGATTGTGCGGCAAGGCGCTTTTTCTTGCCGTGTGGGCAGCTGATTGCGAAAAAGTGGTGATTGAGAATCCTACCCCCAGCAAGATTTTTGATTACCCAAAGCCTACGCAGGCAATTCAGCCCTACGAGTACGGACATCCGTACAGTAAGAAAACGCTACTGTGGGAGCGCGGTGTACCGCCGCTGCACCCGACAGACGTCGTAGAGCCTACGGCAACATGGTGCCCGTCCGGCTCCTACTCGCACAAGCATGGTGAACAGCACAAGGGAATGTTTACTACTGACCGTGCAAGGAACCGTGCAAAGACTTTTTCGGGCGTGGCAAAAGCCATGTCCGAACAGTGGGGTTGATAGAATGATTACCTGTTGTCTCAACTGCACATCACGCCACCAAGCCTGTCACGACACTTGCGATAAGTACAAGGCAGAGAAGAAAGACTTCGAGGAACGCAAGGCTTTCGTGTATGAGCTGAATCACAGCCAGAGCGTGTACCACCGTGATTATGAGGACAAGCACCGGGAAAAAGGAAAGAAACGGTTTCTCGGAAGTGAATTTAGAGGTGAACGAGGATGAGACTTGTTGACGTAGAACCGATTATTGAAGGGTGGAAGAAAAGCGGGAACAGTAAAAAAGCCGAAGCTAAAGCGCTTATGAACAGCGGAATTTACTCTGAATATGATAAAGGCGTTGCCTTTGACTGCGTTGCCGACCTTGTTTTGACACTTGCCGAACAGCTTGAAAATGCCCCATCGACTGCATGGACAAGCGTTAAAGATAAACAACCTGACGAAGATGGAATTTATCTAACCGTCTACGATTTCTGGTGCTTTGAAAATTGCGTTTCTGCAAGAGAGTTTAGAAATGGCCGATGGGGCGAAGAAGAAAGGCGGGGAGCGGTTAAGTTCTGGATGCAGATTCCTAAAATTCCTAAGGAAAACGAAAATGAACAAAAGAAAGTATAAACCGGGCTGTTACATCATTTCACTTGATGACCTGATGAAGCAGGAGTTTGTTTACTGCGCCGGAAAACTTGTTCACAAAGGCTGGTTTGGTAGCTGGCAACTGCGATATGCAAATAGCGAACTTGCTAAACTGCGTATCAGAGAAGCTAAAAAGGTCGAGGACAACGAATGAACACCGGCAAACAGTTTGAAGCAGACTTCAAAGCATCCGTCCCATCTGATGCGTGGTGCTACCGCCTGAAAGACAGTGCTACCACCTACTACGGTGGCAACGAGAACCTGTCCTTTTCCATCGACAACATCTGCGACTTCCTCGTGTACCGATACCCGATGAACCACCTGTTTGAACTGAAAACCATCGAAACACCCTCTATCCCTCTTGAAAAGGTATTCGGCAAGTACGACAAGGCAAAGTGCAAGTACAGAAAGGAAAAACACATCACTGATATGGCGGAAGCAATGGGGTACAGCGGTCAGACCGCCCATGTGATAGTCAATTACAGGGCGGTTAACCGCACCTTTGCAATCCCTGCCAGCAAGGTTCTGGCGTTCCGTTACAACGAGATCCGGAAGAGCATCCCTTGGCAGTGGGCAGAGCAAGAGGGGATAGAGGTCAAAGCAAAAAGGCTGCGTGTTCATTGGAGGTATGACGTGGATGGACTACTAAAGAGATTGGAGAAAGAACATGGAAGAGAAGTTTAAGTGCGATAGATGCGGGGAGACGTATCCTTTATACGAATATAACAACTTCACCGACATTGAGATGCGTGTGTGGGGTATTGGTGGCCCGTATGACTGCGAGTATCGCCTTTGCCCCTCTTGCATGGCAAAGCTGAACGATTGGCTGAAAGGAGAGCAGAAGTGAGCAAAAAAGTTTTAGACATCCTGCCCAAGACGGAAATCTTGGCTCAGTTGGCAGAAGAGGCATCCGAACTGGCACAGGCTGCGTTGAAGCTACGCCGTGCGCTGGATGGAACGAACCCGACACCGAAGAGCGTTGAGGAATGCCGAAAGGCGTTTGAAGAGGAATACGCAGACGTTATGGTGTGCATGGCCGCTCTTGGTTTTTCGGATGACAGAAAAGCGTATGAGCGAATTGGAATTATTGCAAGCGAAAAATACTACCGTTGGCTCCATCGCCTTCAAGACAAGGAGCAGTCAGATGAATAAGCACAGAAACCACCCATCGTCTGGCAAACAGGCGATGTCAGCCAAGCTTCGCAAAATCGCACGGCAGAACCAGTTGTACGGATTTCGCATGGCTCTGGATGGAATCGCCACCACATGGGGTGCACTGATTCAGAACCTTCGGTGCGATGCAGACCTGACCGATGAACAGGTGCAGAAAATCATCCGCATTGGTGACAGGTACTGGGAGATGGTCGGCAAGTTCAAAGAAGAGGACATGACCCCTGATGAGTTTGCAGATTACATTACAGCAAAGTCAGAGCAGGTCGAAAAAGAGCTGAGAGAAAGGTGGAGCTGATGGCAATATTTTCGGTAGAAGCTATTTCGGAAATCACTTCAATAAATCCAAAGTCTTGCCGTATTAAAAGAGCAACGTTCACTTGTTACTTCTGCAATACTGCCATTTCTGTGTGTGATGCACGCGTTGCAACTGCGATGGCAGATAATGGTGGAATTCCTATTTGCCCGATTTGTGGAAGAAAATGGCTATTAACAGTTGGGAGGCGTTCTGAAATGTTTGAATTTGCAACCCGCTGGCTGGTCTGCCTAGTCCTGCTGGCGGTAGTGGTTCAATCCGAACGGACAATCAAAAACACGGTAGACAACCTGTTTGAAAAACGGCAGGCAATGCTTGTCTGGCTGTTCGTCAACGTGTGTCTGGCCGTTTGTACGGCTGTTGTGATGGGGTGGAAATGATGGACAACGAACTTTACTGCCCGATGAAGATGACCAGCAATCCGCTTGGTCGGTGCGTATGCGAGAAAGAAAAGTGCGCTTGGTGGCGGCAGGTTGAAAACTGTTGTTCCGTCTGGTGGATTTCATGTAAGCTAGACGGCATCGAAACGAAAATGAAGAGGTAAGAGTATGAAAAAGCGAATTTACCTTGTTCTCGAAACCGAAGCAGACGAGGATGACAAGAGCATCCTTAGCGATATTGAGCAGGAACTTGGAATGGCTACGCACTATTTTGAAACCTGTTCTTATAGCGAAATTGGCTTTGAGGGCTTGTGGATAAGCACATTTGAGAAGCCGCCCAAGAAAGAAGATGCAGATGAAAACGGCTATGTGACGGCGATTGCTGGGCAAATTACAAAGTCCGATTGCGTAGGTTATCCATATAAGTGGTTGTGGAATGTAGTTGCAAAGCATCCATGCGCATACCCTGTTTGGAAGCCTGTCAAGGAGGTCTGATACATGGCAACACCCAAACCAAAAATGAAAAATATAGAACCGGATATTTTGATTATTAACGTGATTGCGAAGAAAAACGATGGAACCATTGAACTTTCAGTTCCAGATGACGTATTCAATCAGGCAGAACAAATTTTGCTAAAGAGTGAACGAGGCGTATTTTGCAAAACTTTTTTGTCGGAGGCATGTAATGTCAATTAACAAAAAAATTCGTGAAATTATATATCAAAAATACGGCGGACGCTGTGCTTATTGCGGGAAAGAAATCTCTTACAAGGATATGCAAGTAGATCATTTCAAACCATTACGGTCGTGGGAAACAAAAGACAAAAACGCCAATGACGTTTCAAATCTCATGCCCGCTTGTCGTATGTGCAATCATTATAAACGTGCAAATTCCTTAGAAGTGTTCCGCCGATACATTTCTGAAATTCCACGCAAGCTAAGAAACGACTACATTTATAAAATCGGCGTAGCTTATGGAAATGTAATTGAAAACGAAAAGCCAATCGAATTTTTCTTTGAAAGAGTAGAAAAAGAGCAAAAGAGGTGATAACTCTTGGCAACCCCCCCAAAGCGTGGTCGTGGCAGACCGCCGCTGACCGAAGCTGAAAAGAAAAAGCGTGAGAAGCGGGCGCAAAAGGCGAAAGAAGAAGCCGCTGCGAAGCGTGAAAAAGAGCGTGAGAAGAAGAAACAACAGATGCTTAACAAGCGGAAATCTATCCGCTCACAGGTAAGTAAAAAGGTGAAAGAGCAACAGGAGTTGGCAATCACGAGGTCGAAGATGATGAACACAGGCGATTTGCAGTCGAGAATCGGTGATGAAGAGGACAAGAAGGTCATCGGCATGATTGCAGCCAAGTATTTTGGCGACCTTCCGAGCGTGGACATGAACAACCCAATTGAAGTGCAGCAGCGCCTTGACTTCTTTTTTGACGCTTGCATCGAAGCTAGAATTTCCCCTGTGGTGGAATGGATTGCACTGGTTCTGGGCATCGAATGGGTGAGCTTGAAGCAAATTATGGCGGGCAAGCGTCGTGACGACAGCTTACAACAGAAGTACATCCTGAAACTGATTCTGCAAATGCAGTCCATGTGGGCGTACAACGGTATGTACGGTCAGGAGAACCCGGCAGAGTGGATTTTCCGGGCCAAGAACTACTTTGGTATGCGTGACAACGTGGAAGTCACCGTTGCACCGCCTGAACAGCCGTTGGGTGATGCCCAGAGCGCAGAACAGTTGGCTCAGAAGTACCAGACGGCTTTGCCAAAAGGGATTGACGTGGAGTACAGAGAGGTGACAGAGAGGTGAAAGAACTTATTGCTTTCTTTTTGTTATCTTGGGCGGTTGCTTTTTTGATTATCAACAATTTTAACGATAAGGAGTAAAACATGAAAAAAGTAGCAACTATTATTTCTTCTGTGGTAGCAGCATTTTTTGTTGCAGTGGTTCTTTTGCTGTGTTTGGAGAGAGTACCTGTTGGTTATGTTGGAGTTGTTTATTCAGCACGAGGTGTTGAGCAGAACACCTTGTCACAGGGTTGGCACTTTCTTTCTCCCATGAAGCACGTTAGCAAGTTCCCTATCAGTCAGCAGCAACTTATTTTTTCGGATGACCCGGCAGATTATAACGCAAAAGAACACGCAGATTGGCATATTGATGCTCCTGCAAGCGGTGGAATGGTTGGAGTAAACCTTACCGTAAATTATAACTTCATTCCAGATCGTGTTGTTGAACTCTACAGCCGTTTTAACGGAATGGATGGCGAAACGCTTGTGGAAAGCCGCATCCAGAACAGCATTATCGCCTACGTCAAGGAGGTAACGCCCCAGTTTTCTGTAATGGATATTTATTCTGAAAAGAAAACGGAAGTAAACAACGCAATCACAAATTATTTGAACGAAAAGCTTACCAATGAATACGGAATCAACGTTTCAAGTGCCCTCGTGATTGACGTAGAGCTGGATGACACCCTGACCGAAAAGATTAGAGCGAAAGAACAAGCAAAGCAGGACGCTGAGATCGCTGAGCTGAACAAGCAGACTGCTCTTGCACAGGCTGAGACGGACAAGGTGAAGGCTCAGACGGAGGCCGATGTGAAAGTGATCGAAGCACAGGCAGAAGCAGAATCGAATCGTATCGTGTCGGAATCCATCACTCCCGAACTGATTCAGATGAAAGAAGCTGAAGCCAGACTGAAGCATGGATGGGTTACTGTCAATGGAGCAGATACAGTCGTAACAAAAGCCGATTGACGGGGAACATAAAGAGGAAAAAACATGACTAACGGCGATTTTATCCGCTCTATGACGGACGAAGATATTACAGAAAACTTTACGCGGGGCATCTGTGAGCTTATCAAACATCGTGACCCGGAGCGTTGCCAGAACCGTGAGCATTGCTTTCATTGCGTCAAGGACTGGCTGAAAGAGAAGAACAAAATCATGGTGAGGGCTGACAAATGGGAACTTTGATTGACTTTTCCGACCCCTGCCTACGCACATTCCTTCCTGTCCTCTTGCAAGACCACACGACAGGCAAGAACATTAT